TGACCTAACATTGCTGAAGGTCTTTCTTTTTCTTCTCGGATCTTATAACCATCCATAAACCACTTTTTGTCTACATCAAAGTAGTTAATGGTTTCTTTATATAGTTGGTATTTAAACGATAGATGTTTAAAACCTTTTTCTTTAAAGAAATCAGCTGCAGCATCTTTACCAGATCCAGGTGGTCCATTAAACAGTACAATCATTAAAAGTCGTCCAATACAATATCCATAATTTCTTTTGAGAAAGCATTTTTCCATTCTTGGGGAGTAATGCCAGACAAAATGAATTCACGATCTTCATCAGTAAGGTAAGGCATTAGATCGTGAATGCTACCATATCCTGCCTCGTATTCAGCATAATCTTTGGGGTCAACAGGAATGTCTTTTGAGCGAGTCATACCTGAAAAAACACTTGTACGCTTAATAATCATTTTGCTCTCCATAATATTTGATTCTATACTAATATAAACTAATAATTATAAAATGTCAACCGTCTTTAAGTTTTTTTACATGACTTCTGTGAATCTTACATTGAATAATTCCATTGTAATAACTATCGTCTAAAAGTACATTACGATCAAATTGCTCTTTAGCTTCTAAATAGCTCATAATTCCTTTTGTATCGCAAAGGTGTAATATTTCCCTAACAAAGTTATCGCGACCATGTTCTTCTACCAACAACTTAACCTCGTCAGATGATCCAAAATAGTCTTGCCAATCCGACTCAACAACTTTTGTTCTTCTGCGAGTTTTACCTTTTAATGGTGGTAATCTTCTTTTTGATTTGAAAAGCTTTTTACCAACGTACTTCTTTCCGTTGGATTTATCCGTGATTATATATACAAATCCCATATAATCGCCAATCATTTCTGAAGTGAATTCTTCACCGTTGTAATACCACATAATATAACTCCAAATTAATAGAGTTATTTATTCCTTAGGTAGTAATACATTTTTATATAAAAATTAAATGTTTTTGGATAATTCCGCGGGTTTGGAAGTTGCACTCCACGCGACGCCCAAAAATGGATGAATTGTGCAACTTCAGTATCATTCATTTAATTATCCAATCCCAATCTTCTTTGATCCAAGCTTGATCTTCAAGCATTTCAACTTTATCGCCATAACGCTCTTGAAGTTGAGCCCAGATATGAGCATTGTTCATTCGCAAGCAATAGCTATCAACATAACATTTATAAAAGCTACCACTGCTTCCATAGAAATACCAGTAGTCACCGTCAAACTCATGGCGAGTAATACCACTATTCATACGCCAAGAGTCGCCAGTAGTATATCCACCAGACCAGCCAGCAAGCACACGATAATGCGGGTCATCACCTTTGAATTTTATGATTACCCAGTTGTCAGGTTTATATTCGTTCGGCATTCTCCACCTCAAATTCTTTCTCTGTACTTAGTCATCTATTTTACTCCACTTGAAACCAAAACAAATTTTTTGCATCCATCGATGAAAAGCATTTGGTTGCTTGCCTTCTTCAACACTCAAAACTACATTAGGAGCAAGTTCACATTTCCAAGAATAATTTGGAGATGATATAACATAGTCAGTCATCACGATCCTTCATAACTAATAGTCTTATCAGTCTTCGCATAAACTTGTTCCCAACCACAACCATAAGCAGGACAGATTTGAACAAACTCAGGCAATTGGTTATCATCAGCTTCACCATGACCACCAGTTAAGAAATAAGCGCCAGTGATTTCTGGTTTAGAATGCGCGAACCGATCACGTTCACGCTGATAGATTTCAAGAGCACGTTGAAGTTTTTCTATTTCAGCTTCATATTCTTTTACTTGATTAACAATCATCTTAACATTCAGAGCCCAAAATGCTTTGTTATCCCATTGGTCTTTGCGGTTATGTAACCATTCAGCAAGATTATTCATTTTTTCAGTTCCTTGTAAGTTGCTATTATCATGAATATAACTAGTGTCCACATCGCTACTCCTATAGGGGCAGCTATTAGCAATAAAAGAACTAAATCAACAGGATTCATCATCTTCTTCCCAATATCTACAATAAAAGGCTTCGCCAAGTTTGTCAAGCTCTGATTGTGGATAGCCTTCACTTAACAACCAAGGAATAATACTTTCATTTTGAGACAACTCTGGTGGAATAGCTTTAGGGAATCCATACTTCCAACCACTAGGTGGATCACACATTAATACTTTAGCCATCAGTTTCTCCTCATTTGCGCAGCATCAACCATAGCCTTTTTATTATCTTTACGAACTGGCATAAGATTAGATTTGTGAGTTGTAACGATACCAGCAATTTCATTACCAGTATATTGCAAACGTTCTTTTGCAGTACCATTACCAGCAATACGATCTGACGTTACGCGAGGACCTGTTCTATAATCTGGCATTTCATAACGATATTCAGATTTTTTACCAGTAACACCCATACGTTTTAGAAAAGCCTCGTGTTCAGCCTCAGCTGCTTTTAAACGTTGGCTTTTATTTTTACGCTTTTTATTAGAATTGCCGTGTACTTGTACACCACGAATCATATGCATACTCATAATTTATACCTCGCGAATTGTATCAAAAATATGGTGATCATCTGCAAATCCTAAGACTTGGCTGACAAGTTCAAAAAGACGATGTTTGTTTTCAGATGAAAATTGATATAGAGGATTACCACCAGCAGGACCATTTTCCAAGATAAGTTTAGCTGCACAGCCATGTTCTTGGGCAAATTCGCAAACTTCTTGATGAGTTGGTTCGTGAGAGATGTCAAGTTCAGCAACGTACATAATGTATCCTTTCATTTGATAGAATCAATCTACAATATTTGAAAGTAAATGTCAACCTTAAAACTTAGTAAAGTGACGATCAATTGGAGCAGTTTCTTTTTCAGTATACAACATTGAATTGAGTACAGAAATTTTTTCTTGAACTTCACTTAATTGTGCACCAATGCCATTAAGCTTTTCGTCAAGCGCGTTTAGACGAGATTCCAAACCACCAAGATCTGATTTTACTTTGTGGATTTGCATTTCAATTTGACGTGTATCAGACATAATATATATTCCTTTCTTATGCAGTCATCTTAGGGTTAAAACCAAAAGCTACGAAACCAAACGAAGCTACTACTGCGATAGTACCTGCTTCATCAACGATAACATCACCAACAGAGATTGAAGACATGCGAGTCAAACGCTCAATGTTTTCTTCTGGACCAATGTTGCCGATTTCAACAACTTCGTTGAATGTATCAGCTTCGATATTTGCAGCATGAGTGTAGTAACCAGCATCCCAAGCATCAGAAGCCAAACCACCTATTTTGTTGCCGGAAAAATCCATCCGCATATCTTGCTTGGCTTTAAATGCAGGAACAGAACCAAAGTCACCGGTAGAATTGATGATGTCGATTTGTTCGTCAGTGATTTGGATCTGGTAGATTGCGAACTTAGCCATAAGATGATTCCTTTTGTTTTACCTTATAGAATCAATATAAACTATTTAAGAACGAATGTCAACCGCTAAATTGGGCCGTCGCCAAAATTTCTTGTATTTTCTATTTCAGCTGCAAGTTCACTGTATCCTCCAACGTAATTGCCATTCCAATAAATTTGTGGAACTGTTTTTGGATCATCACCTAGCTTTTCAACCAATTCATTTCTATGGTTGTTATATGTAATATCTTTATATTCAAATTGAAGTCCGTGGCGTTCAGCTAATTTTTTTGCTCTAAGACAAAATCCACATGTAGGTGTTCCATAAATCTCAATCATTTTTATCCTCCAAATCAAATTTATATGCGCCTTCCGGCAATTTCAAAGATGCAACAAACTCACCAAACATTTCCGGGGTCATTGCTATAACATTAAACTTATTTGCTTTTTCATCCCATTGTCTAATGAAAACGTAATCGTCATATAAAACATATTGTACGTCTTCAAACTTTCCACTATCGTCTAAAACTGTAATAGCAGTTTCGTCAAAATCCATTTCAATTGTAAACACTATTCATCTTCCTCGTAAATATAAGCATGCTTGTCATAATCTTTAATTTCCTCTTTTTTAAATTTTAGTTTAAAAATGTTCCATTTCATTTTTAATTTAAAGATAAGTTTCTTTATATTTTTCATAGTACTTTTCTGCTATTACTTCTTGCCCACGGGCATTTGGGTGACCGTCTATTTTGCTTATTCTTAAACTAGATATTAAGACAGCATCGCTAATTGCCATTCCACCAAGATCTTCCAGGTATGGATAATCAATACTTTTAGATTTATCTATATCGTAAAAACCTTCCGTGTTTATTATCAAATTTGCCCATTGATCACTTTTAAAAGGCCATTCCATATCATAACATTGAGATAAAACATAATATCTTTTCATTGATAATCCACCACACAATTGCCCGTGAATTAGCTTGATATTAAGAATTTCACACAGTTTTTGTATTTGAAGTACCTGTGCAAAATAATTCCTAAGCATCTTATTATAGGAATTGCTTAAACTTGCTATATCATATTGTATAAAAAATTCTCT